ACTGCTGTCATCTTCGGCTACTATGACTTCAAGAAGGCTACTCTGTTCATTGAAGATGAGTTCGACACTAATGGTAACACAGGCATCAATACTGAGCTATTAGCCTCTAGGATCAAGCTTATGGAGCTAGAGCTATGGGGACAAGGGAATCCTAAGGAAATGCCTCCTAGCACCCCTTTTAGAAGAATTAGCGATAACAATAACCCTATGCTTATGGCAGACTTCTCAACTCTCCACAATCTAGTGTTCATGCCTACAAACAAGGACACATTAGAAGCTATGATTAACGAAGTGCGTATTCTAGTACAGAACAAACGTATTGTAATTAGTCCTAAGTGTGTGAAACTTATAGGATGTCTCAAGTATGGTGTATGGAACACTAAGAAGTCCCAGTTTGCAAGATCAGCTACTTATGGTCACTTCGATCATCTCGCTGCCTTGATCTATCTGGTGCGTAACTTAGCAGTACATACTAACCCTATTCCAGTTGACCATTCATTTGAAAATCACCGAAGCTGGTTAGGTAACGTAAAGAACCAACGTCAAAATACCCATAACGCTAGGACAGTAGGCAAAGCCTTAATCCCCGCTAAACCTAAAATAAAGTACTAATTATGTATAGAGCTGAATACCAAAGACAATACAAGATAAAGAACAAAGAATCTCTACAGATTAAACGCAAAGCTTACTACCAAGCTAATAAAAAGCGTATACAGGAAGAAAGAGAAGCTAATCCAGACAAGAGAAAGACGTACCATCTTAAAGTTACATACGGTATAACCCTTGAAGATTACAAGCAAATGCTCGCTAATCAGAACGAATGTTGTGCCATATGTAAGATTCCTCAATCTGAACTCCCAGTTGATCTAGCTGTAGACCACTGTCATAAAACAAATAAAATCAGAGGGTTACTGTGTGCTAAATGTAACCTAGGATTAGGTAACTTTGAAGACTCGGAAGATAGCCTATTACAAGCTATCAAGTACTTACGTGATTAATACTTCAATATATAAGTTAGTGTTACAGCCATGCCTAAGTCTAACTATAAATAACGCTGTATTGAAGGTAGACTGTCAGTTCGTAGAACATATTAAGCTAGGTAAATCCGCCCATATGTTTAGTAACCCGACTAGTCTTATAGTTGCAGTACCATTAGTAAGTCGTAACAGTTTGTTTCTAGCTTATTCTGACCATGACCTAACATACCTTAACGGGTGCCTTCATGGGGACGATCTTACTACTAAATGCATCGCTTCTGTCCCACTTGCTTTACTATATGTTAGTAAAAAGGGCGGAGTGTGTCTTATTAATACTTTAGATCAGGAGATCAGATGTCATTTATAGCTCAAATCACCGTAATTAAAGGAATTTCCAATGAAGAATAGAAGTCAATTCAAGCCATACTGGGCTAGTGTACCTGAGCAAGAGATTGCAGATGAGATTCTAGATAGAGTACAGAAGTACTACGAGTATCTTAGCTTATCAGGTCGTCTTGACCTTTATCGTCGTTCATGGAGCTATTACTACCGTCCTAGATTGACTGGTGGTATGCTAGGTGGATCAGGAGAACAGGGAGAGTTAACTACCCTTTCTATTAACCATTACCGTAACTTACTCCTACATTTAGAGACAATGACTACCCAACAACGTGCAGCATTTGAGCCTAGAGCTACGAATACTGACGTTAAGTCACAATCACAGGTTATCCTTGCAACTGGTCTATTAGACTATTATATGCGTGAGAAGAAGCTTGAGCGTAACATTAACCAAGCTATTAAGGAAGGTCTAATCTTCGGAGAGTCTTTCGTTAGAGCTGAATGGGATGCTACAAGTGGTGAGATTTACGGACAAACATCAACTGGAGCAAACATCTACCAAGGTGACATGAAGTATACTAATTACTCTCCATTGGATGTAACTCGTGACTTCACTAAACAATCTCCGGGTCAAGATGACTGGTATATTCTACGTGACTTCCAGAACAAATACACATTAGCAGCTAAGTTCCCAGAATTACAGGAAGAAATCCTAAGTGACTCTGGTGATCTACTTGAGCTTATCAGAACTACTACATTGAATGCATTAGCTCTTGATGACTCAGATAACGTTGCAGTCTATACAATGATCCACAGACCTACTCCAGCTCTACCAGAAGGACGTTATACAACATGTCTAGATAATGGTACAGTAATGATGGATGGTCCAATCCCTTATAAAGAGGCTCACGTTTATCGTGTTGCTCCAGATGAAGAGACTGGGACAATCTTCGGATATACAGTAGGTTACGATCTATTGCCTATTCAAGAGACTGTAGATATGCTTTACAGTACTGTTGCCACTAACCAAGCTACATTCGGTGTTCAGAACATTCTAGTCCCTAAAGGACATGACTTGTCTACTAACCAGATCAGCGGTGGTCTTAACATTATGGAATATGATCCTCAAGTTGGAAAGCCTGAGGCTATGAACCTTACAGCTACTCCTCCTGAAATCTTCAATTTTATCGGACAGTTAGAACGTTTAGGTGAGACTATCTCTGGGGTTAACTCAGTAGCTCGTGGTAATCCTGAAGCTTCTCTTAAGTCTGGTGCTGCCCTTGCTCTAGTTCAATCTCAAGCTATTCAGTTTAGTATGGGTCTTCAGAGATCATATGCTCAACTAGTAGAAGACTTAGGAACTGGTACAATCAACATCCTTAAAGAGTATGCTGCCGTTCCAAGAGTTGCAGCTATTGCTGGTAAATCTAATCGTCCATTGATGAGAGAGTTTACTGGAGATGATCTTACAGCTATTAACCGCGTAACTGTAGACATGGGTAATCCTATGACTAGAACTACTGCTGGTAAGGTAAACCTTGCTGAACAGATGCTTAATTTCAACATGATTGAGAACCCAGACCAATACATTCAGGTAGTTACAACAGGTAGACTTGAACCAGTTATTGAAGGTAAACAAGCACAACTACTTCTTATTAAAGGTGAGAATGAAGAATTGTCAGTCGGTAAGCCACAAAGAACCCTCGCAACAGATAACCACGCTAAACACATACTGGAACATGCTGTGGTATTATCTAACCCTGCTATCCGTCAAGACCCAAACAATCCTATTGTTGCTGTAACATTGGCACACATTCAAGAACATATTATGATGATGAATGATCCCAATATTCAACAGCTTATGCAAGTATTACACCAAGAAGTAGTACCTAACCCTCAAGCCGTACCTCAAGCAGCTCCAGTATCTGATATGATGAATGCTCAACCTGCTGTAGTGCAACAAGCTGGGGAAGTTAACATGCCTAATGCTCCTCAGCCACCTGCTGGGACAGATGTTAGATCACAAGAAGTAATTGCCGAACAAGGTGCTAAAATCCCTCAAGGCTAATAATGATTAGACGGTATGAAGATAGCGATTATGAAACTGTTGAAGCGTGGGGTAGAGACTGGGGAGCTAGTTATTCTAAGGACTTACTTCCTCCAGTTGGATTTATCGTTCCAGATATGGCTGCTTTTTTCTTGTACGAAACTCCTTCAAAGGTTTGTTTCATAGAGAACTTAATCAGCAATAAGAACGCTGACCCAGTAGAAGTAGATAAGGCAGTAACTCTCCTTATGGATACTTTGATAGTTCATGCTAAAGAGATGGGATTCGAGGTAGCTTATGCTTGTACGAATAACGCCTCAGTAGTGAAGAGAGCTTTAAAGGCTGATATAACAGTATCACCTAACTATGTGTTATTACAGAAGAAATTATAACCGAGCCATATTACAATAATGTAAGACGCTCACATTGACCCACCAATAGACGGTCAAAAGGAAACAAAATGTCGGATAATTCAAGTAACTCCAACCCTACAAATGCCCCAGCTACAGCTCCTGCTCAAGCTAATGGTGACATCACAGGTGAGGAAGCAAAAGCCCTTGTAGAGGCTGCTAAAGCCCAAGGTAAACCAGTTCAAGACCTAATTGCTGGTAAGAGTGAGCCTAAAGCTCCTGAATCTAACAAAGAAGCAATCAAAGACGCTGCTGCAGAAGCTATTCGTCGATTTAAAGTTAAAGTAGATGGTGCTGAACTAGAGGTAGATGAGAACGAACTTCTACGTGGTTACAGTCATCAGAAAGCTGCTAATAAGCAATTACAAGAAGGTAAAGCTGCTAAGAAACAAGCTGAAGAGTTCATTTCTATGATGAAAGACCCTCAGAAGCTATTTGAAGTGATTCAAAAGCTTGGGCATGATCCTCGTATGCTATCTGAGAAGTATCTTGCTTCCCAGCTTGAAGATGAGATGATGGACCCAAGAGATAGAGAGCTTCGTGATACTAAGAACAAGCTTAGACAGATCGAAGATATGGAACGTATGCAGAAAGAACATGTGGAAAAACAAAGACTTAACGACCTTAAGGCTAAGTATTCACAAGAATATGAGACTCAGTTCGTAGATGCCCTTAAAGGCTCTGGACTGCCTCCAACTAAGGCTATGGTAGGTGAGATGGCTAAGTATATTAGTCAATCAGCTAAGATTGGGTTCAAAATGACTCCCGGTG